CAAGAAGCATTTGATCTTGGTTTTGTTAATTTTTCAACAGAGTCATTAAAAGATAAATACATAAACTTAATTAACTCATAAAACAAAAAAGCCAGCCTATTTCTAGACTGGCAATTCTGTAAGTAACTATTACTTCTTTGGCGCTGCTTTCTTTGCAACAGCCTTCTTAGCAGCCTTCTTTACAGGTGCCTTAGCAGCCTTCAGAGCCGCATCTACAGCCTTAGCATCTGGCAAGATACCAAAAGCCTTGTCATTAGGATTGATTGCTCTAATAGCCACTGGTGCTACTGCTGCTACAAGAGCAGTCCATAGATCCTTTGGATCTGTTACGCCTGCCATGTATAGTGCAAGACCTGATGCAAGGACTGAGCGTCCGTATGATGCAAGTACTGCCTTTAGTTGTTCTGTGTTCATTTTTCCTCCTAGGATAGAACCTTTATTAGTATAGCATATCCAGCCCATAGCCCTATAATTCCTGCGACTCCCGCAAAAACTGGTGGTGCTGGTACTGGTAATTTGAATGCAGCAAATACTACGCCACATCCAAAACCTGTTAGTGTTGATAATAATATATCTCTCATTATTTTATTTGATCCTCTGGAAGCAATGTTTTTAATTCTTTATATGCATTTGAAATATTTTTCATAGATGGATAATCTGGTCTTGACATAGATAAAGCATCTCCATATTCATCAAAATATGATATATCTGCATCAACATCATTAACAAATTTAGTTAAACCTTTTTGCACATTTTCAATATATTCAAATGCCCATAGTCTAGAATCAGAAAGAAACTTAATAAAGTTTTCCTTGTGTATTGAATCGTCTGAATCTTGTTTTATTTTTGTAGACTTACTTAAATCAACATATTCTTGAAGCAATGTCTTTTCAATAAAAAGTTTTGAAACATCTTTTTTAAGTTTAATAGATTGTCTTAAAACTAATATATACGAGACTGCAAAGCAAGCCGACAGAGTTGCAAAAACAATAATAAAAATATCTTTCATATCACCAGTCCACATGTTTTAATTATATCCTAACACTATAGGTTTGTCAAACTATAAAAATCTTTAAAGTTAGTATTAGTAAAGATCTCATATTCTTCAAGTGTTCTTACATCACCCGCACCAAATACCCCAGACTCTTCACCACAAAGAACTCTTTTTTGTTTTTTGTATGATATCTCTTCTAGTTCTTTCCAAGACACACCACGCAGATTTTTATCTTTCCATATTTTGCTATATCCACCACGAGAATAAAAATGATAGACAATATTTTTTGAAGGGGAGTATATGTCCCACCCTCTAGTCCACGATCTCATTGCAAAACAAACCTCTTCACCAAAGAAACTAATCTCTGGATCATATGGAACCTCTTCAATAATTGAGGCATCTGAGAACATAAACCCACCAAGAACTGTTTCAGAAAGTTCTGGATCTTCTTTTAGTTTGCTATTAAACTCAAATCTTTCTGCTGTCCATTGTTTTCTTTTATTTAATGATATTTTTTGTCTAGTTGGATATGCCTTTACTTTTGGGTTGTTTGTAATTAAATACATCCCGCCATTTCTTTCTGGCTCAAAGGGTGCTGGGAAGTATGACAATAATACACGACTATGACCAGATATATTTTTAGCCCTGTTTAACTGATCAATACAGATTGAATCCCAGCCAGGAGCAAACCTTGTATGTGAGTCAATCTGAAGAAAATACTCTTGTCCAGAGTATAGTTCCATTGCTTTTGCTCTTGCAAATCCTGCACCTTTTGCTTCTTTTGGATGCATTTTAGTTATAGATATGTTTTTTATTTCCTGAATATCAAATAGTTCTGAATCAACTCCTTGATGAACAACGCCAAAATATAAATTATCTGGATTATTTGCATTTGTAATAGCACTTTTAATTGTCCATTGAAGTTCTGGATCACGATAAGAAGCAATAGATATAAAAATTCTCATTTTATTGCCTCTCTTGTTACTAATACAATTGCGCCTTCCATCTCTAATGCCTTTTTTAAATTTAAAACATATTGAAGAGCCTGTATTTTATCGTCATGAACCATCTTTGCAAACTTAAGTTCATTTAACTTAATAGTTAAAAAGTGTTCATTATCAATTAACTCTATAGCAAAACCCTTTGGAGGCACTACAGAGTGAAAGGCTCTACGCATTTGATCAGTATACAATTACTTCTCCATTGTCAATGCTTGCCAAGTATTAGCCCAGTCTTGCTTAGTTTTATGTTTGTTAAACTCTCTAGAGATATTTCCTAGTTCAAGGAACACTCCACCCCACACCCCATACTCTTTACCAGAAACGCCGTTAGCAAAACAAATTTTTGATACTGGACATCTTTGGCACATTGAATCTACGATTGGGCGTACGTCTACATTATCTTCATACTTATCAAAAAATATATTAGTATCAAGACCAAGACACGCTGCTTCATCTTTCCATAAATGTTGCTTCATTTACTGACCGTATTTGTTTGGAATATCCCAACCATTACGATTAAGGTTAAAGGTTTTTTGTAAATACCATGCATTTTTTACACGCACTCCACTTGGAGATGTTCTTGCAAGATCAGAACGTTTACGTTCAACTACGTCCCAACCTACCCATGCAAGTTCTTTATTCTTTGAAACAATTTTTTCCATATGTGCTAACGAATTAATTATCATTTTATTCTCTCTTTAGTAACGGAATATTCCTACTTCTACATTTTTTGATTCTGCAAAAGTTGTTAATTTTGATACTGACTCTTTTGGCTTGCTAAGAAATGCAAAATAGTTTACTTGATCCATATTTTGATATAGCCAACTTTCTGGAACTTTGTAAAACTTTATCTTACGACCTCTTGCTTTCATTCCTCTTTCTGAAAGGTTTGAAAACTCTGAAACAAAAGAATTGACCTTTGTTGGGCCAACAGAATAGATAATAAAATCTTTTTCTTCTTCCTTCATTCCAGATAAAGCAACGCTTATAGCACGAAGGAATAGGTTATAATCATTAAACTCATTGGTTCCCTGCACTGCCACTATCATTTAGTTTCCCATTCTTTAAGTTATCCAGGATGAATAACATCTTATCTACCTCTTTTTTTGACATTTTGGTTGTATCTAAAGGTTTACCAGTTTCTGGTCTAACCTTTCCTTCAACTGTATCACCAACATAAAACATGTTATTTGATACCCAATATGCTTTTTGGTCTATTATGACAACCCTAGTTGTTTGTTTTTCTTTCCATATTTTAGATTGAGAAGCAACAACTTTATCATCAAAAATGTCCTTAAAGAAAAAATCCTTTAATATATTGTGCATATCACTTTGGCGATATAATATTTTATTAAAAGATTTTTTTCTTTTTTTGTTCATTACTATAATTATAGAGGAAAAGGCTATCAATGTCAAGCCCACAATAAGGATATAACTCAATTTTACTCCTTAAAACTAAATGGACTTCCTTGCCAAACCTTTTCTGTCTTCCTTTTTTCACGCTCAACTATGGCACGACTCCATGCAAAACCTGCATCTCCACCCCATGCATCCCACATTATTCGTCCATTTGATGGAAATTCTGGTCCATCATAAAACCCTTTGCCTTTTTTGTCTACTTCATGACGAGAAAAGAATGAGTACATTCTCTTAACAGTATCAAGAGACATTGATGCTCCATTAACAATATCTGTTGCTCTGCCCCACCCTACTGGAGTTCCTGCACCTGTAGCCTTACCATCTTCTTTCCACTTCAAAGCACGTCTAGCAGCAGCCTTCATACCTGCATTAGGTGAGTATGTATCTGCCATTACTTAGCCTTCTTTGGATGCTTCACTTCATATGGACCAACAATAGACTTAACTGTACCGTTTTTATTCATGCGTACAATTTTTCCGTCCTTAATTTGTGTTGCATTAAATGATTGTGCTTTTTTCTTTGGCATTATTTTAAAAATCCATTCCAAAAATTATCCAACTCTACTGATTTTTCAGACTTATATGTTCCACCACGACGCTTGTATTCTTGAACAACCCAAGAGTTTGCAACTGCAGATGGATACACATCAAATTTATCTTTTGCTGCCTGCACAACTCTTGCATAAAGTCTTGGATTAGAAGGTGTTGATCCACCACGACGTGGTTGAATCATTTCACCATAGTTAGGCTTTTTTGCTTTTTCCATTTCATCTTCCTTTTCTTGTGATTTTCCAATTAATGAATCATACATTGCCATTGCAACTTCTGGATCCACTTCTTCTTTATCATCTTCCATAGTGTGGTTGTTTATATCTACAACCTGTGCATCCTTGTACATCATTCCAATACTATATGCGGTTGGCTCCCACTTACCATCTTCTTCTTCATAAATTCTAACAGCCATCGCTGGATTTTCTGGTGGCATAGACTGAATTGCATATTCTGTTCCAGGAACCCCATAGACTCCGCCTTCTATCATAATGTGCTCAACAATTCCGTGAACCATTCCTTCAGAGGTCATTCCCATTACGAAGTCGCCTTCTTTAATTTCATTCATGCTTTTTCCTATGTTGCCTTCAGAGCGATTGATTGCATAAATCTGTGCAGCAGCCTCAGCACGAGTGGTATGGCAACCCATAACCTCATTTGTGCCTTCTTTTAGTGCAGGGTATCCAGAACACCCAAAAGAACCTTTGGCTCCAACTCTATATGGCATAACAATCCTCCTAGTTTATATACTGATTATATCAGACTTTACCTTTGTAGTAGTCTCTTAACTTCTTCCAATGCCCAAATTTCAGGCTTGGTTAGTTTAGCGACCTCAGACTTGTCAAGACCTTTTTCAGATATGGTAACTACTGGGTCTGCCAGTAGGAAATCAATATTAACATAACCCTTTTCCCATAGGTTTAAAAGATCCCTGTTTACTTGAGTTAGGTGGTCTTCATACATATCTGGCATAACTTCTTGCATCTTTGGAGTAATAGTATATAAAAGTTCATTAGTTTCTGAATCTACTCCAGCAACTTCTAAAGCACCTTCAAGTATTAGGTTTTTTATTAACTCATCTTCATTGTTGTTCATATCTTATCAACTCCTCTAACTGCTGCCTTGTTTGTGCACCAGTCACACGATGAATCTCAGTGTTATCTTTCATTACTACAAATGTAGGAACAGACTTAATCTCAAAATCTTTAGTCATTTCAATATCAGAATCAACATCAACTATAAAAAACTTAGCCATAATCTGTTCACGATTTAACTCTTCAACAATCGGCTTTGTTTTTTTACAAGGGTTACACCAATCAGCAGTAAAATAAAGAATCATCTTCATTTATCTTGTTCTAATTTTCCAGGTCATAACCTTTGGACCTTGATCTATCATTTCAAACATGTTATGCTCAAACTCATCTCTAAGTTGCATGTATAGTTCTGGATGAACCTCTTGTAACTTATCAGTAATTGAGTATGTCATCTCGCCAGATTGATCAATCCCAGATATCTCAATTGCACCTTGAATAATTAAATGCTCTAACAAGGCTTGTGATTTTATGTCCATATCTTTTTACTCAAAAACAACGTTCATTACAAATCTTGCAGAATTTTCTACTGGAGATTCGTATGCATGAAATGTCTTTCCATCAAAAAATATTGCAGAGTTTTGTTCTGGAGTGTTTCTTATTTCTTCTGTATATTTATTTGGATAACCAGTATAATTATCTGGATCTATCTTTTCTTTATACATTATTGTATCTCCATCAGATGAATTAAAATAATATAAAATTACTTTATGATCAAACTCATAATCTACATGTGGAAGATATAGTGTTTTTTTGTTATCATTTCTTGTTTGTAGTCCAAGTCTTATTCTAAGCAATCTGTTAATACTTGTATCAAACTTATCTACCATTTCAATTATGCCAGGCATAAAATAATCAAAATACGGAGATTGAACATTTCCTTCAAAAAATGGAGTATGAGAAAATCCAAACTTTGTTGGAAGGTTTAAACCACTGTCTGGATCTTTTTCTACTGCAATGTCATTATAAAAAAACCATGGAAAGTTATTTCCAGAAACCACACTAAGGTATTCATTGCTAAGTTCTTTTGACAATATTTCTTTAATTTGATTCATTTTTCCCCATATCTATTTTATAATTGACATAC